GTTGCGATTAGTCAGTTGTGTAATACACCTGAGTCGTAACCTTACCAGTTGCCTGCGCACCAGCAGTTGTCAAGATAATTATATTATCAAGAGCTGCTGTACCTACAACATAGTCCCCAAGTAAAGTTGATTCTTTTACCTGTGCTGATGTCATAGCGGTCTGAGCCATAAGCTCAACACCAGATGCACCATAGCCTATACCTATTGTAACACCAGAACCTAGAGCAGCATTAATCATCTTAACGCTTAGGATTCTAGCTCCTGTAGGCAAGTTCGCTACACGAACAACTGTGCCAGCTGCCGTTGTTGCAAAAGTGTAAGTGTCTATTGCAACCCTTACTCTTCCACCGTAGACTCCGCCAGCTAGAATGTTATCTGAGCTAGGGACTAGGGATTTTGTGTAATTCACTCCATTTACTGTTGCCATGATATTCTCCTTATGTTAATTGTTAAACTTCTAGCTTATTCCTCACAAGCTATAGAAACAACCTTTGCTTCTTCAGTTCTTGTTGCACCAATACTCATACATTGGTAAACCTGTATGGCATTAGATTTGTCACGTCTTGGTCCGATGTCAGTCTGTACGTCCTGACCTATGCCTAAGCATATGCCATTCTTAGCCCATACAAGAACTGTTCTGTCACCATTAGCTCCACCTGTTTCCAAGTCAAGTCTATTAGTCATGATGAACTTGAAGCCCAAGAATGTATCTACTTTACCGTCTACAAGTGCTTTGACAGTATTGTAATCGTGGCTTGTGAGAGTTGTGTCAGCTAAAAGGTTCTGAAGCTGTTTTGCGCCTATCGCACAGTAACGTTCTTCTTCTGGGTCTACGTTTGCAACATCTAGTCTATACTTCGCAGTACGAAGTTTAGCCAGAGTTAACGCTGCCGATGATGCCGCTATGATATTATCTGTCGTCATAGCAGTAGAAGTTCCACCAGCCTTACCTGTATAAGCTGTGCCTGTAGCCGCTGCTATGATAGCATCGTCTTTAGCTCTGCCCATAGCCCAACCAGCAGCTTGCGCATACTTGTTAGTAGGGTCAGTTAATATCTTCAGCTTATCGTTCTTGTCTAGTAAATCTGCCCACTCGTAGTCATACATCGTAAGTCTACGTCTCCTGTGGTCGCTCTTGATGAGCGGTGTGTCAGCATTACGTGTTGTCTTCTTAACTGCTGATGTTGGTGCAAGCTGGTCAATGTAGGCTTCTTCCCCTACGATACCAGTTTCAAGCCTTACTGCTCCTCCGAGCTGCGAACCTTTCTCCTGTGATAGCTGGTCAATGTTTGCTCCGAATTGTTTGACCATAGCTGTTGTGATGTTACCCATGATATTCCTCCTTGTTAGTTACCTTAAAAAAACTACTACTACTGTTTTTCAGGGTATCAGAGGAATCCTCTGGCCTGAAACTTGTTACAGTTTCGGGCATCGTAAAACGATGGTATCCGTGGTGTTCAACTTACAGAACTCGGGGCCTTTCGGGTGTCCCTATTCTGTTATTACGTCCGACTTCTCTTCAGGGTAAGCCTGAGCATATAACTCGTCCATTCTTGCCTTGGCTATCTCATGCTCTGGGTGTCCCTTAATGAAATACGGGTGTTCTTTGTTACCTTTTATCTCTGCTATTGCTTGCTGCGCTTCGTCTGGTGTCTTAACACCGTCTGCGATAGTTCCGTCCCCGATAACGTCCTCGGAGCGTTCTCCACCTAGCTTTGCAAAGAGCTTAATTACATCTGGGTCGTCTGCCCAGCCATACTTGATAAACTTCGCTTTCTGTTCCTCTGTCGCTTCTTCCATGAAGGTCTTTGATGCCAGCTTCATGTTCGCAGGGTATTTAGCTCCCCACTCTTTCCTTAACTCTGTCCGAGCTTCCACTCGCTGCTCGGCCTGTTCCGTCTTGGCCTTTTCTATGTTCTCGTTAGCCTTGTTCAAGTAGGTCTGAAATATACCCTCAGCCTGCTTCTGCGATAGCCCATGCTCATGCGCCATCTCTTTAAATATGTCGCCCCCGTCATCTCCTTGCATTGGCTCTGGAACACTTACCGCTTCAAAGTTATATTCCGCTGGCCTACCCGTGGAATCGTAGAACTCGGCCCACTGCTCTTTGGTCCAGTCGTCCTTCGGGGATGCTATCTTGTCCGCACCCAGTTTCGATACAAGGTTCTTAACACCCTTTGCCATCTCGTTAGCACTCTTATACTTAGAGATAGAAGGGTCGTCCCGATACTCTGGGTCCAAGTCATCAGTCCAGCTTTTCTCCTCGCCACCCTTATCTCCTGATGCAGCAGCTGCACCTTCTTCTTCAGCACCTTCTTTACCAGCTCCTGTGTCATCTATGTTTTCTCCTTCTGGTGCTTTTTCTTCTGCTCCTTCTTCTCCACCTAATATCTGTTCTTCTTTGTTAACTAGTTCGCTCATCCTTTTCCTCCTGTGGTTTCTGTTCCATCCTGTCCATTATATCTAGAACAACTGTCCGCTGCCCCTCGCTATATGCGATGGCATCCAATCCGTCTCTGAAGGTCGTCTCATATATATGGTACGTTTCCTTCAGGTATGTCAGGACCGCTTTGCCCGCCTTGCTGTTAAAGCACTCCTTCATTCCCCTGTTCAGCTCATTTAACTGCTGTACTTGCTTGTTCATATTTCTCCTCCCATCCCTCTCTTAGTTCTTTTGGTATTCTTGACGACTTCATTATCTCGCCCCTCGTGTCCTTCTCCATCTCCCCCAGTGCGTGTGTTCCTGTCAAATCTAATATAGGCTTATAAGGATTGATGCCCCTGCGCTTCCCCTCTGCCATCATAACTATGAACCTGCCATAGACCTCTATCTCTTCTTCCGTGTACCCTCTGGCTATTGAAAAGGCCAGCCAGTTGTCCAGTTCGTATGCTTCCTGCTCTGCTTTTGTCCAGTCGCTCCAGAACCCGTCCTTCTCCGAAGCCAACACCTGTTTTGTCAAGACCTGAGTTCTCTTACATATTCCACTATACTAAGCTCGCTTAATGGCGTCCTGCCCTCGTTCATATAGGTCCTCCAACCGTTCCATGTCCTTAAAGTCCTCTGAGAAGATGTCTTTCTCTATCTCCTCGGAGTCTGTCTTGTCCGTTATGTGTACCGTTGTCCAGACCGTGTCCTCGTGGCAGTAGTTAACTCTTATCGTTCCCGCCTTCGTCAGCCCCCTGTGAGGGGCCGTTATCTTCTGCACGCCCGCTTCTGTCAGGATTGACACCTCGCCTTCCTGCAAGAAGAACGGGTGGTCGGTCTTGTGTATCTTAGTGAGAATGAGCATACCCTTTTTGACGGCTATCGTTCTTATATACATACCGCCTATATATTCGTGCGTGAGTGACTCTGGTATATTGCCTTCCACCACTCCGTCCATATCTTCCATTGCTTCTTTGAGCTTCTCGACCCCTCTCCTGAAACTGAACTTCATGAGGTCGCTCACTTGCTGGAGCATCAGATCGTTGCTCATTAAGAGATGGCCTCGGCTATATTGGCATCTGCCTCGGTTGCTGTCTTGGCTGTGTCGACACGCTGCGCCAGCTGTGCTTCTTTAGCCGCCTGCTGCTGTGCCTCTGCCCTACCCGCTCTTATCTCTTCCACTTCGTCCTCGCCTCTTAAAAGGTCTGGGTTAATGCCGTGTATCTCTCCAATCTCTCGGACCACTTCGTCAAGGTCGTAGTTATCCATGACTGCTGGCTGCCCCTCGGCAAGCGCACCAACCATACCCAGTGTGCCTTGTATTGCGTTAACCTCTGAGAACTTCTGCGCCTTAGCCAGCGGAGATATATACTCCACCTTCGTGATAGCCCCTTGCAGCGTTGCTGGTGGTTCAGGCAAGTGACCGTTCTTTAAGAGAATCAAAAGGGTCCTGTTAATGATTGGGTCAAGCAGCTCGCTCATTAGCCTGCCCAATATAGGACCGATAACCAGCATCTTCTCTTGGACCCTCTCGTTGACTTCAGAAGCTGTCATGTTCTTCTGTGAGGTTAGCATCAAGAAAAGGTCCACGAAGAATGACTTCTGTATCATTTCACGTCTCTGGTTCTCCATTTCAAGGCCCAGCGGGATGTTCCCGACAGGGATTGTTTCTATCTTCTCGTCCGAGGACGTTCGTTTACGCTTATAGTTTATCTTGTTAGCCCGAAGGTCAAACGGCAGGACATATCCATCGTGAGGCAGTATCATTGTAGGCGACACCGCTTTCTCCCCACCACGTATCGTTGTCTTGCACATCCTTTGGAGCATCTTTATGTCTGCATAAGACACCATGCCGCTCGAGTAGCCATAGACTTCGTCCGAGGTCTTTGAGAACCTGACGGCCATATACGGGAACTCATCATATCCACCCTCTGATACCTTCTTCTGGTCGGCCTTGCTTACCCATATAGAAGCGAACTTCTTGTTCTTAGCATCCTTCTTCGCTTCGTTTCTCATGTGTCTTTCAAATACAGCGTGGAAGTATGTGAACTTGGTTACATAGTCTTTAGCCTCTAACGCTTTGCCTACTGCCTTTCCAGCCTTGTCCCCGAACTTGTCTCGGGCTTGGAGTGCCGTTAACTCGAAGGTTCTGATGACTTCGTTTACTCGCTCACGACTATCTTCGGCTATATAGCACTCCGACAGTTGCCGAGCGTAGAATCTGACTATATCTCTCTCATCCTCTTCTTCGTAGAATACAGCGGTCCCCAAGGCCCCAAGGTCTAAGTATGCTTCATGTATTTGTTGGTTGAAATTGCTGGAGTTAAGTACGGAGTATATCTTGTTTTCTGTGTTCTTCATCCACGTTGCGTTGTCCTTGTTCTTCATCAGGTCCGCTTCCTGCGTCCTGAGAGCGAACCACTTGCTGGCTGGGTTGGTCATATATCCATGCAAGCCTGCGGCAAACACCTGATTGGCATATACCGCTGTTGAATCGTAGAGGTCCTTTGGAAGCTCCTCTCCCGACACCCTGTCCCGTGTGAAGAAAGCCTTGTGCGGCATGATGTGATACGCTAGGTTCTGCCAGTAGCTTTCCCAGTTGCACCGCTCGCCTTTAAGGGAATCAAACCGTCTTACTATGTCTTTCGCTGTTCTCATGCTTAAGCTCCTTGATATAGTGTTGCTCGAATAGCTCGAACCCTTTCCGAGCGTATACTTTCTCAAACCGTTCCCGTTCTCCGATGTTCCACTGACCTATTATCATCTTGTCAATGTTCATGCTTATAAGCAGCTTCTCTGCATCCCTTAACAACTCAAAGCTGTGTCCTCGGTGCGCTGGTTTGACATACCAAGTGGTCTCCATAAATACCTTGATATGTTTGTTAGCATACATCGAGGTCAAGTACCCTCCGAACATCCCCACTATATCTCCATCGTTCTCCAACACAAACCCGATGTGGTTCTCTATCTCGTCCCGCACCCTTTCCATCACGCTCTTCTCGTCTAGGTCGACTCCCACCTTGCCTTCGGTCCCTGCGTAAAACGCTTGTGTTAACTTCAGGACTTGGTCAAGGTCAGCCATAGTTGCAAACCTTACAATCATCCTACCCCCCAAGTTTAGCTTTCTTTGTCTTCTCTTCCTCCACACCTTTACCACCCGTTAAGATAGTAGAAGTCTTTGCTCTGTCTTTCTTAAGCTGGTTCTTTGCTTCCGCAGCTTTCTTTCTGTTGTCTTCCGCTTTCTCCTGTGCAGCGTAATCCACAGGGGTTCTAGCTTGCTGTCCACCTCCACCCATTATACTCCTCCTCCTAGTAATGATGCCTTTTCCAAATTGACATCGTCTTCAACAACACCCATAGGCCCAGTGAGCATCGTGTCTGATGCATCTCTTGAGCTACCGATAACCCTTTGGCGTGCTTCGTCTTCTGCTTTCTTTTTTGCTGTGTTCATTTCGTGTCTTTGCTGGGCCTCTTTAGACTCTGCATCTTCTAAGAGGGATTTCTGTCGTTTGTCTTGTGCTGCGGATGATGCGTAGGATGACCAGATGGTTGCTCCCGCTGTTATCAATGATGCTCCAACGACTGCTACTGCTAACCATACTCCACTCATATCTAGTCTCCTTTTGTTAGGAATGATATTACTTTAACTAAAGTATAGCATATCAGATGAGTTTGTCAAACCTAGTCGATGATTGCATCTCTTGGTAGGGATTGAGTTTCTATCTGTCCGTACGGTGCTTCGGCTATTTGCTCTATATAAGCCAGTGCATCTATCAAGTCATCATGCAGTCCACGACTCCCCTGCATCGTAAAGGCTAAGAGTTCCGACTCCATTTCCACCAGCCAGTCAGCGTCTATCGGGAACCATATAGAGTGAGCCTTGAACCGTGGCTGCAACATCCGTATGCGTGACTCTTTCTTGTTCCCCCCGTGGTCCAGCGGTATAATATTGAAGTATTTGTTGCGCTTGTCCATCTCTTTCATTATAAACGGCTCGATAGCTTGCTTGAGCGCACCCTTCTCAACACCAATGTCCAGCAGGCTGAACTTGACCACCAGCCTGAACATCTCGTCTATCAGCGTTGCTGAGTCGTATCTGCCATAAGACACGTCCACGACATACCATTGGTTGTTGGAATCCACCGCCACCACGACTAAGGCCCTGAAGTCTGAGTCGTCCTTGGTGCTAACAGCAGGGTCAACAGCCATGAAGATGTTATGGTCAATGCCGAACTTGTCTTCCCACTGCTTCGCTGCGCCCCAATACCTGAAGTCGTCCTTCTTAAAGATACGTGTTTCGTCCGCTATAGCCAAGCACAGCTTCTCCCTGAGCCATATATCTATGCGCCCGAGCTTCCTGAAATCCTCTTTCTGGGCCATGATACTCTCAACCGTGTAGGCTGCTGGCCACATACTCTTGCCATCCTCGTCTATGCAGGGAACTCTCATACACTCGAACTGCACCTCTTTAAGGTCGGCTGCCGCAGACATAACCCTCTCAATGATGCACCTCTCCCCGAGGTTGTTACCAATCAAGAAGATACGAGCGGTCTTGCCTAGGAACAATACGTCCCCGAGGAACCACGTCCAATCGGATACCGAAACAGTCTCACTTGTAGCGTCCTCTATGTCTTGAGGGTCATCGATGATGATAATCTTTGGTCGTCTATCAAGGTTTGACAGGCCCCTGATTGAGGCCCCTTTACCGTAAGCTTCAATAAGAATGCTGTGCCTCTTGCCCTCTTGGTCCGTAACTATAACTGAGAACCTCTCCGCTGACTGCTCCTGCACCTCTACGAGGTTAGCTTTTAAAGCAGGGTTCGACAGGTATTCACGCTCTATTTCCCTAAGCTTGTTCCGTGCAAGCGTGGAGTTCTTTTTGATTATGACGATGTAGTCACGTGTTTTGTCAGGGAAGGTCAAAGCATACAGCGGGAAGGACCTCAATACATACTGGCTCTTGGCACTCTCTCGGAAGCCCTGAACAGCGTAGCTCTTCTTGCCATGCAGGAGCTTGTTGCCCCAGTCATAATGAAACGGTGCTGGCTCGACCTCTTGGTCGGGGTCGTTGTTCAGCATTATATATCTAAAGTCCACGAGGGTTTTCTTTGCCTTCGTGAAAGCGTTCTCAATCATCTTAGGTTTTACTGCCATATATGCCCCAGTAGGTTGTGTTGTGCCGCCCTGTTTATCCTCTTCATCCAGTCAGGTGTCTTGAACACGTCCGAAGGTGGTGGTGTTACGAAGATGTCCACGTCTGGTTCGTCAAAGCTATACAGGTCACACAGTCTCGGCAAGTCATGCGTTACCATCCTCCACCCCCTTTGTCCATCCTGCATCTATCAAACCCCAAGCCAAGCTCATCAGGTGCGTGCCTGCCATCTGGGACCTCGGCCTTAACCAATCATACAACTCCATAACTTCAACGGTTATTTTATCCATTGTCCACCGCCTTGACCTTACCGATGATGTCCTCTTCTCTTATCAGATACAGCCCGTCTCTCACGGCTGCGAGGTCCACCTTGATACCTTTGCCACCAGCAAATATGATATAATCCCCTTTGCCCACGCTCTTAACGTCTGGCCCCACGGTCACAACCACCCAATATGCTTCTTTCTTGACCTCGTCTGGCAGAGCAGTCTCGCTCTCCACCTTGTCAAACAACACGAAGTCCTTTAATGGTTCAACTGTCATCCCTTTGTTCATCCCGCACCTCCGATTTGCCCCACCTACACTCATAGAATATGCACGTCTTGTCCTTGCAGGTAGCAACTGCGTCCCCGCCCAGACATCTCTCCACACAATAGTCGTGTATTGCTTCTAGAATAACCGTTCTATCCTTCATCGTCCTCTCCTGTTCCTGCACGCTCAACAAGGTCATCAAAGAACCCTATGTTTCCAGAGTGTTCCAGCTTGCCTGCAACGTCCGTCTTGTTAACTGGCCGCCCGTCTATTCTATCCATTACCTCTTTTATAGCCGCCTTGTCACCCTTTATGGCCTGAGCTATCAACCGCAGTGATATAACCTCACGCACTTTGGCCTTCTTCGTCTGCCCGTCAATAGGGTCCTTTATATCAATCTCCTTCTCGAGATAACTATTTAACACCGTCTTGAAGGACTTATACCCCTTCGGTAACCCCTTCGGATTCCCGCTCTTCCCCTTCGGAAACTGATGCTTCTTGCTCGGAAACTCTCCCATTAGTCTGCTGCTCCTCTCCTGCTTTGACCGCTTTCTGACCTGTAAACTCTTCCCAACGGTCTATAATGACCTGACAATAACTAGGGTCAAGCTCAATCATGTAACATTTCCTGTTTGCCTTCTCGCAAGCTATGCTGGTCGGTCAGTTGTCTTGGATTATAGTCCGCTGGATTCAAATCCTTTATAGCTCTCTTCTCGTGTGTCCACCTCATAATCTCTCTCCCCTTTTGTTATAAGTATACATTATGGTTTATCTTTCGTCAAACCTGTCCTGCACCTCGGGCAATCCCCGCCCTCATGCAGAATATGTTTACATTGTTTACAGAACGCAAAGCCAATAGCAAAGTTGCCTCGGCTCTTGGTCGTTTTAGCCTTCTTTCTCTCTTTCCACTTAGCAAGGCCTTCTTTCATAAAGGCATCGTTACTCATTATCCTCCTTGTAGTCTATTGGTTCTACATAACCCTCACACATTTCATCACTATCCACTATCTCAAACCTATCCTTATCTCCGTACTCAGAATCAACTAAGTATTCTGCTATATGTTTAGCTAACTCTGGTTTAATAGTTGCACTAAAACGGATACTAGTGGTCATCTCTTTAATCTGCTCTTGTCTGCTCATTTTAAGGGTGCTTTCCGTGCTTTCTTCGGCTTCTTTTTCTTCTTCTTACCTGCTGGATACTTCTTTACCATATTTGTAGTTATATCGCCCATATTATTCTCCTTTGCTTTTGTGTACGCTTATACCGCCAGCGAACTGACCGAATCCTTTGTTCTCGTTGCGGCAGGGAGCGCATACTTTGTTAAACCTACTCCTCGGCTGGAACATCTTCCCACACTTCAAGCACATTTTATGCTCCGCTTGCTGCGGGCTTACCTTGCTCAGGGTATTTGAGGTCATCTTGACCCTGTTTTCCGAGTCAACCAGCCTTGATGAATACATAAGGATACCGTCTTTGTCCCCATTGCGCTGGTCACATTGGTAGCAGGGATATCCTGCACCCTTCCAATCTCCCGTGTTCGAGTGACATACTTGAGTAACATACTCCGCACCCGTGAATATCTCGTCCAAGGTTGAGTGCTTCAGGTGGCCCAGTTCGGTCCTTCCTGCATAATCAAAGCAGCAGGCTACAACCTTCCCGTCAACTTGCACCTGCAAAGGCCCCGTGAATAACCGTCCGCAGTTGCTCACTCTTGTATAGGTCCTGTTCCTTAGCCTGAACCCATTACCCCAGTTGTGCGCTTGCCATATTTCCAGCTGTTCTATTTGGTCGCCCAGCACCCGCAGCATTATGTTGTACTCGTTGATGTTCTCGGCCACACAGTTAACGGCCAGCAGGGTCTTGCCCCCCATATCTATTATCTTCCTGAAAGAATCCATCATATCAGCCAGATTGGAGTCGGGGCAGCCGTGGCTCTTCCCATAATCCAGCATCCCAACCATCGAAACCCTCACAGTCTGGACCCCAGCCTTACAGAACTCCTTATATATCTCAGGGGTTAGCAGGCTCCCATTAGTCACAATCGTAACTTTGAGCTTGCGTTTCCGTGCGTATCTTACCTTTTTGACGATATCGAGGTCCAGCAGCGGCTCGCCCATCCCGCTGAAGGTAATATGTTTATATTGGTCCGTGTCCATCAAAATCTTATCCAGATAATACTCGAAGTCGCCCGTCTCCATTATCTCCTTACGTCTCCTCATCTTGCTATGCGGGCAGCACCAGCAGCTATAATTGCAAACCGTGCTTACTTCCATACGAATATCATCATTTTTTGGTATCATGGCCCATCTCCTCTTTTTCTACTTTAGTTAACAGCCTCGCTACACCTGTCTTCCGTATGCGCCAGTAATGTTTGATGCAAAAACCCTTAGCATGGTGCTTGTTCTCGCACCCCGAAACCTCACACTTTCTCATCATCCCCCTATATTTTTAAGTACCTGCTCAACAAATCCCTGCCATACCCTGACTGCAAAGTCCAATGTGAAACTAAATACTTCTGCTATCTCTGGTCTGTAATCAGAGTTCATTTTCTTTTCTCCATTCTTCCATTTCCCTGTCAGTAGTGTAGCTATGGTATCTTGATATAAACTTATTGTAATGATAACAACCACCACTACCATCACGCTTAACCTCTGATTCAAGAATACCACACCTTACACAGTATCTAGTGTCTGGCTCATCTTTTCGTATCTCTGGTCTGTAGTTACTGTTCATTGTATTCCTTTGCCTTGATAATAGGCTTACAATTATATTCATCTGAGCAGTCACACTCTTTAGCCTCAAACCCTTCAGCAGAGCGTATTCCTTTCTTTACCAAATACTCTGCCATTATGTCTGTAGGTACGCTACTCATACCAGTTTGTTTTAAGAAGTCCTGTTG